GCTTCTTCTTTTTGTAGTTCAATAGATAACGGTTGGAGGTTTTGTAGTCCTAGCGTTAAAGCACAATCATAGGCACTAGCAATTACGAAGCCACGATGTAAGAGTGGGGAAACTCCCGGCTCTTTAGTTGTATCAGTGGCTTCAAAGTATGAACCAGTACGCTGGAAGTAGAATTTAAGTCCAGCAGTGATGTTAGTAGATGGTTTTGGATATAATCTGATTATATTATCGGCGATTTTATCGTAGTAGAGCGGAGTCCCTGCGTCTTTTTCAAACTCATCAAGAGCGATTGAAATATCAGATTCACTAATAGGGATTAGTTTCTGATAGTTACCGTACTGGTCTAGTAAGTCAATCCGAGTAAGGTTTAAAATTGAGTTACCTTGTTCATCAGTGAGGAAAGAATAGTCTGATTGATTGGCAACTAGGTTGGTTGTGCCAATCGGTAGTTTGGAGTGATTACTATCATCGAATTCAAATCTTCTGTCTGCTCCGATAGCATACCCTGTGACTGTATCAAGCCAGTTATTGTATGAATTGACAATACGAACGGTAGACCACTGTGAAGCGTCTACACGGCACATATTTCGTACTTGCTGTACGCCTCCTGTCCCTCCCACTGTGTCGCTAAATTGCATAATGATTATTGTTATTACTTACCCTATACAACCTCCCATTACTGAGAGGCTGTAAGGAGAACTAATCAGGAACGATTGCGGTTTGAAAAGCTCCAATAGCAGTGTGACCAATTAAAGTCCAACCGATAGTGTTGTCGTTTTTTACAACGGTGTACACGTTAGTTCCTGTTAGGAGAGCTTCCTTAGTGCCGTCACAATCTTCTGAGTTGATTTCTTCAGCACTACCAGCTGGTGTGCGTAACTCTGAGTTAGCGGAACCTGCAATGATAGTGATGGTGTGTCCTACTGGTACTGACGTAAGAGATGGAAGGACTGTGAAGTCGTTTACATCGTTTGTGTTAGCTACCAATCGAACTGCCGTTACTCCGGGTGGAATTGAGTTACCTGCACCTTGCGTTGCCGATGGTTTACATTCAATTTCTTCAAACGCCACTCCTTTGAAACGTGGGTATAGTCCTGATGGATTTGCCATTTTAGTATAAGTTATCTGATAAGTGAATTACTTACTTTTGACTAACTCACTAAAATATCAAAGAGAACCGGTACTCGCTTATCCCAAGCTTTGAACTCACGGTCGATACGAGATTCGTAACCAACACCTGAGATTTGAGCTCCACCTACAACTGGGTTAACAATAGTCTTTACACGTCCATAAGTTGATTTAACAACGTAGCAAGTGAAAGCCTTTTTAACTCCTGCAAAGACGTGTCCAGCGACATTCTTTGAAGTTGAATAGTGTTCAACATTCATATAACGGAAACCTTGCTTGATACCATTCTTAAGCACATCATCAGCGGTATTAAAACCTTCTGATGAAGCTAGTTGCTCAACAAGAGTGAAATCAGCTTCACGCCATTGAATAAAAGCACCATTACGACTCATCAATTCACCACCTCCAGCAACACGGATAGCTTCCTTGATGTTACCAATGATGTCCTTGATGTTTGAAACCGCAACAGTGATGTTTCCAGCTCCACCTCCGATACTTGCGTTGTCGAAGTTTGTCCATTGAGCGTGTTCTGCAAGCATTGATGTTTCCATCTTCTCATTGAGAAGTGTACCCATATTGTCTGCAATCTCCATAAAGTCTGAGAAAGACTTTTGTGCGAGGTCAGCGTCGTCAATGTGTTGTGCTGAATAATCATAGTCGTTGATAGTTACAGAAGAATCTACTGTAGCTACTGCAACAGATGTATAACCAGTTCCACGTGTACCTTGCGATACCGTTGCGTCTGTTAAATAAGGGTTCTTTACTACTCCAGAATTTGTGTACTTAACGTCACAAAGTTCCTTCCACACCATCGGTGCGTCAAGTCGTTCCTGCAATTTTGTTTCTATCTCTAACGAGGTGATAACTGCCAATTTAGTCGTAGTGTATTATATCTATAAGTATTAAACCGATAGAACTTCTACCTACTGCTGATTAATTTTATAATATCAGACGGTTGATTATGAATTATAGAAATGTGACCCCGAACCACTAGTTTTCTTTTCCTTGGCTTTCAGTACTTCACGGCGTAGGTTGGCTGGTACTTCCTCAAAAGGTTTATTGAGCCAATAATCTGCACTGTCGGTAGCTGAATTGCCAGTTCTTTTTCCAGTAGGGGTAGCGTCTGCGGTCTTAGCGATAGCACGTTGCTTCTCAAGTTTAGCTTGGAAGTACTCGTTCTCGATAAGTCCATCAATATCTCCGCCGAATCGTTTTAGTTCTTCTTTTACAAAGTCAAACTCATCTGCTTTAATACCTGACGCTTTAAGGTATCCCTTAACGTCATATCCAAAACCATCTGATTTCTTCTCTTCTTTAGGTTCCTTGTTCTTGTTTCTTTCCAATATTGCTTTGTTTTTAAGAGCCTCCGCTTTCCAATACTCAACTCCCTGTTCTTCTAACTCCTGAGTATCTTCTGTGGTTTCCTCTGTAGATGTTTCAAGGTCTACCTCCTGATTTTCATCGGTGAACATAGTGATGGGCTAGATTTATATTATGTGCGATTTAGCAAAGTTGCACTTCTTGTTACTAATTATTATACCACACTTTCTGCTGTCAATACTATTCGTATATCATCGCAGGATTGGCTCCTGGGTGACGTTTCTCGAAAGCACTGAGTTCCTTATCCAACTCAACAGTTGGAGTTTCTACTACTTCTGGTACTACTTCCACAGTCTCCTCAACCACAACTTCCTTTTTCTTTGCCATATTATTTATTTAATTCTTTTAAGACATCTACCTTACACCCCTTATCGTCTACAATCTTTTGTAACTTTGCGATAAAGTAACCGTTTGATTGTTTATCCAAAAAGGAAAGCTTCTTTAACTCTGCCTGTTTACTTGCGATTAGGCAGACCACTTTCTCTAGTTCTTTTGAGCTATCTGCAATTAGCTTTTTATAATAGTTTTCTACACCTACTGTAGCGACTTTAGTTTGCTCTTGTTCATCTTTTAAGATTCGCAAGTCTCGACTATAAGCGGTCTGTTTTGTCTGATAGTCTGAGTTCAACACTCCTAACTCATTACGCTTATCTTGAATATGAGATTTTAACTGATTGAGTACTGTAGTTTCTTGTGTGACTTGGCGTTTTAGTTCTTTGTTGTTTTCAGTGAGGGCGAGTATTTCATTTTCCAACTGAGCGATTGTAGACTTCTGCTCTAATATCTTCTTGCGATACTCCTCGGACTTTTCTATCTTGAGTTTTATAGCGTCATCTCTCTGTGATTCCACAAGAAACATCATTTTCTCTTTTTCCTCATCAGTGAGTTGCTTTTTAACGATAGTAATAGCCATAGTTAGATACTATTTCTAAGCTTAAGCGGTACATCAAGCGTATAAGTCGCTCCTGTGATTGTGCCATCATTATCTCCAGCCGTATCAATCGCTGTAGTGCCTGAGGCTTCGTTAAAGAGGTATTCTGCTACTAGACCATCTCGGGGTACATCGTTGTAGAGGTATAGGTTTTGGATTTCAGTGGCGGAGAGGGCACGGTTCCAGATACGGGGTTCGTCGATGATGCCGTTAAACTTCTCTATATTTGAACTTCTAAATCTTCCTAATATCCATGGGGTATCTAAAAAATTTAGTAGTGTTACTGTAGATTGATTTCGATAAATACCATTTGTATAAATTGAAACATTAATACCATCATACACAAGTGTTATTAGATTCCATTTTTTAGCACTAATCTCTGTAGTGGTAAGTCTTGTATTAGCACCATTTCCTAAGAATATTTCAAGTCGTCCAGTTGTGATGACATCGTATTGTATTCTAATACCAGAGAAACTAACTGTATTGTATGGGTCTAATATCTCCTGATTTGCATCACCTACTCCATTTGGTAATACCCAAAGCGATATGGTAAAAGGTAATGATAAGTCAACTAAATTATTACCAAAATCAACAT